GGTCTTTGTTAATTGCCTGCATTACAGCATCTACTTCGTCTTTGACGCCAAGCTGTTTAGAAAGCGCACTAACTGCCATGCCAGCCAGAGGACCACCAAGTACAGTAGCAATACCGGGCGCGAAGCCCTTAACCATCGAAATAAGATCATCCATTTCCGCCCCTTGTATATATGGCCCACACCAATATGGCGATAACAATCACGCCAGACAAAACAGAAACCGTAATCAAAATACCGTTAACCCACGCCCAAATCGTTTGTTTACGTTTGTATCTAGCTAGTGCTTCAGCCTTGACCGCTGCATCTCGTTTTCGCTTGGCATCAGCTTGAAACTGCAACCAATCGTCCCACAACCCCGCCCGCCCGCAGTAGATCATTATTTCTTGCAGCTCTTGTTCGTTCCGTTTGATAGCCTCTAGTGCAAAAAACGCTTCTGAATCCGAGCCGCTTGCGTTGGCTTTCTTAGCTATCGCCGCTTTATTATCAAAGAAGCTGAACAGGTGCTGCCCCGCTGCCATGATGTCTCCACCATTAGCAACAGTTTCTTTAATAACTGCAAACGCAGCATTGGCAACAGCAAGTTCAGCAAGCACGTTAATCCGGCGTATCTGCAAGGATTAGTTCGTCACCCTCAGCTTTGGGCTTTAGCGCTTCGGCAAGCAGCGACATAAACGCGTCACGGCCAACCTGTAGCTGGTCTACGTTAAAGCGTGCGGAGTTGAGTTTACGGTCTAAGTCTGCGACGTGGTTGACCAGCATCTGCTGCTCTTGCGTCATGTCCTCAAACTGATAGTCAACGCCGTCGATCTGGATGGGTGTTTTTTTGTTTTCCATCGTAGTTCCTTTAATGCGCCACCGAGGTCGGGCGGTGGCTTCCCGTTAATTTACCAAGGCGTACCGGAGGCCGCCACAGGGTTCTTTTGAGCTTCAATCTGAGTTGCCACCGATGCTTCAGTAGCCGCAACAGTTTCTTCACCCATCGCTGATTTAACCCAGCCGATTGCCTGCTCTTCAGTGATGTCTTCGTAAGCTGTTGTTACAACACCTTCTAGCCCGATAGAGCCGTATGTGTTACCACTAAACTCACCATCAACGCCAGAGCAAGTCCAGTGTGCGGTAGTTACAAATCCATCAGATGTACGGCGCTCAAGTTGTGCAATATTCCATGTAGTCATTTTAGTTTCCTTCAGTTAAAGATTTGCAGCGTCAAGACGTGCGGTTAGTGAGGCGATAAGGGCTTGTTGTTCTTGGATGGCTTTGATGAGCATTGGTACAAATATGCTGTACTTCACCGATTTGGTAACAGTCCCGAGGTCAACCCTTTCATCGCCTTGCTGTTCGTAGTCTGTACTTTCCTCTATCAAGCCGGGGAATATCTTTTCAAGTTCTTGGGCAACCACCCCGATATGTTTATCTCCAGCGTAGCCAAGAGAAGGCTTTAGGTTGTAACTAACCACGCGAACATCGAGTAGGTCAGCCAATTTTGGCGAAACGTCAACAACATTCTCTTTGAGTTTAAGGTCAGAAATGCCAGTGTAACTATTATTCGTATTTACGGCGTTCCCGTTTTTCCTTATGAAAAATACGTTGGAAACTGCAGCATTTGTAATTTGGAATATATCGTTAGTCGCGTTTAAGTCATCGGATGGAACAAGTATTGCTAATCCATCACTAGCCCCGCGTATATCGAGCTTCTTTGCTGGCGAACTCGTCCCAATCCCTACGTTTAAGTTATTATTAAATGAAATAATCTGGGAACCACCAGAATTAAAGATGCCACCGTCAGGCGTACTAGAAGCACTTGTTGCGCCAAAATACATCGAGCCGCCACTAGAGTGGTATCTAACGCCCACTGCATAATTTTCGTTATTGGCAGCAAAGAAACTTCTTCCGCCAACCACATCAAGTTTACCAGTAGGGGAAGTCGTCCCAATCCCTACGTTGCCTGCGATGGTGATGCGCATGCGTTCGGCTGAATTTGTCCAAAACGAAGTAGAGTTATTGCCATTAAACCGAATCTGACTCTGCCCAACAGACGAGTCTACGTTCCTTCTTAAAATTAAATCCGCATTGGGCCAGCCGCTAACGCTACTTGTGCGCTGGTATAGCGCCTCGAACGCGTCAGTGTTGCCCGTATACGTTGTACCACGATACAAGTACGCTTCGTTACCAGACGTATTCCCCAAATTTGGGGCAGTTGCGTCTACTTTGTATGTAGGTGAACTCGTCCCAATCCCTACGTTGCCGCTGGTATCAATATCAATACCTACGCCAGTCCCGATTGTTCCGTTTGAATAGCAGTTGTAGATTTTAAAGTTTGAACTTGTTCCATTAACACCCATACACCCTGTACCGTATCCCGGATTGGTAATTTGAATGTTTGAGTTTGTGCCGCCTTGTGTACCGTACAAAGCAAACTTAGCACCTAATGTACTCGTAGTCCCCAACAGCAAATTCCCGCTGGAGTCGAGGCGCATAGCGTCACCGCGCCAAACTGATGTACCATCTCCAAACAGTTGGAGGGCTGAAAGGTTAGTACCTGTCCTAAAATCAGCAATAGTATAGCTGCTTGTTGTCCCGCCTGTTTGTGCCCAAAGCGCTGCGGCAAAAGCACCTGTTTGCACCTCCAACTTATAAGCAGGCGAACTCGTCCCAATACCCAGCCCCGTTGAGGTCAGGCGCATTTGTTCGGCGTTGCTGATAGCCCAAGCCTGTGCCCCTGAATTTACCGTGTCAGTTGTAATAACCCCAGCACCACCAGCACCGGCATTGGATGAAATATCCATACTTTGCTGGGAGCCGTCAGTCAAACGAAGAATCGCCCCCGCTTCGCCTTTTTTAATGGAGACTTTTGCGCCAGTAGATGCGCCTCCAACACCCAAATTCGTCCCATCAAACGTCAGCGCAGACCCAGAGGTGAGAACCTTAGAGCCGTTGAGGTAGGTGACTCCGTTGGCTGTGCCGCTAGAATATGTACCGCCGAGCTCTAGCTTGCCCGTGTTCAGGTTGCTAAAGTTTGCGTCGACTTCTGTGTTGGTAAGGGGCGAGCCCTTGCCGCTGCGTAGAACGATGGTGGCCATGTGAAATCCTCAATACAAAACTAAATTAGCTTACAGTCACAACCCAAGTGATGGTCATGCCGTCGTCTGCGCCTTTGTTGACCACAGGGAACACAGTGCGAGCTAACATAACGCCGCCGCTAGATGCGTTAAAAATACCGGCCTCAGTAACAGCGCCTGTGCCTGTGCCCGCTGGTAAGCTAGCAACGTACGTAACCTCCGCGCCGGACGTGACACCGGAAGCCAGAGTTACGCGGCCCAACTCGGTACCTAACGCCGTATCCGCAGCGTTCGCGGCGGTTGTGCCAGAACCAACAGACATGTGGCTCATAGCGGTAGCCGTACCAGTCATGCGACTGGCGATGTACCCTTTACCCGCCGTTACGACGAGGTTCTTGATGGTCTTTTCAGACTTAACGGTGCCGTCCGGCGCTGTGATCTGGATTTTGACTGCGCCTGTGGCGGTTACTTGGTCTTGAATCATGATGTGCTCCTATGCAAATTCTCGGTACTCACCGATGTAGTTGGACTCAAAGTAAGTTAAGTCACAATAGCCCTGAGAGATGACGTTGCCAGACTCGGCCAGAGCTTGGGCGTCGAATAAAACCTTGCTGATATTATATGCCGCGGTGTCTCCAGCAGCATACACATTATTTATGTACTTAGTAGCCGCGTACGTAGAGCCGTCTTCTGAAGTAGACGTATCGTTTAGCGCAAATAAGTCTTCTAGTACCTGCGTAAACGCAAAACTCTGCGAATCCGGAGCTCCTACGCTGTCCTGAGCGGCTTTAGCTATTTCAGAGTACGCCGACTCAACTGGCGCAACACTGTCGATAGCTGATTTACCAACTGCGCTGCTTAGAGCCTCCGTAACACCGACAGCATGCGCCAAGACTTTAATGGCGGACTTTTGGTTTATGTCTGCTATAGGCTGCGAATCGACAGCGGCTAAATCAACAGCAAAAGTTTGTTCGTCCTGCAGCGCGAATGAAGACTGCGACAAAGACGCAGAAAGTAGCTTGTTGAATGCCTTGCCTACTGCGTCCGCCGGTTCGGCGCTATCTGCAAAGACTCGTAGGAAGAACTTGACTATCGTTACGACATCCGGCACGCTGACAGCATCAGCCGCGTTTTTACGCGCTCTCAGGACTACTGTATCCCCGCTGCTTATAAAGTCCGAGGCCGTCTTACTTATAGCTAGGTTTATATGCTCTAAAACAAGCGCAGTATTCAGTATTTGCTTAGTTCGACCTGAATAATCTAGCGCTGCTACAACCGCTGCGTAAACACTCTCTACCGATACTTGTGGGCTAGAGTACTGAGTGCCCGAAGCTAGTAAGCTGCTCACCGCAGAAGCCACCGGCTTTAGCACTGCGGTGGTTATCATCAGAACTCCTGTCGCAACTTAAACTTTAGCAGCTCATACACAGTCTGCACGGTCGTATCCGCGAATGTAATCTCAATTTCCGCTTCGTAGTCACCAGCGTCGCCAGCTAAAGCCGTGGGGTCGTCCGCCCAGAAGAACGAAACCTGCCCAGCAGCTCCATCAGTCACAGAACCCACAAGGGTAGAGCGAACTGTCGTGTCACCCACGGCGCGAAATTTCAGCCGTACTGTAGCACCCCCAACGTTTATGGCCGCGGCGGTTGTGGTATCCGTCAGGGTTACGTTAAGTGGCGGTCGCGTATCGCCCTGCACCAGTAAAATTTTATCGGCCATACCCTACCTCTAGTAAAACGGTCGCATTTTTACAGTCGACTCAACACCGCGTAGGTCTCTAACGCGAGCGCTAGTAATTGCCCGCTCAAACATCAGCTTGTGCATACTCGCAGCGTTTATGTCTGACCACTCTTTGTTCGGGATAGCCGCTAAACGGGCTATTGCGCCTGACACAAGCGCGTCAGCCCAAACCTCATAGACCCAGTCTGGTACAGATAGCGCCGTACGACTTGGCTTCAGCGCTGCCCTAAAAGACATTGTGTAGCGCTTGTCCGGAATTGGCCACACAGAGATCATTGTGTCCTGAACAACCCAGAATTTTGTAGGCTCACCCACTTCCGAACGATTTTTTTCCGGTATTTCCCGAGAGTCTACCTGCGTAATGTCGCTACCGTCTATTGCTGCGGCGGTTATTCTCTCTATGGGAAAATCTGCAGATATGTCGTACGTACTGACGTTCGGTACCAGAAAGACTTTGTCAGCTACGTCCCGCCACACTTGTGAACGCGCCAAAAAATCAGCTGCGGCTGCAGACAAGTGGGTATCCATCGATACATCAGGGCACCCGGGAACGTGCGGCGCTAGCAGCGAGTAAAAGTCGCTCCAGACCTTAGCCATTACGCGGCTCCGGGCTGGCTAGCAGCGTTTGTTTGTGCAGTAACGCCAAGTGATGATTGGAACGCTTGGTAGTGCGCTACAGCGCGCTGTGCGTTAGCGGCGTATTCGGCGTCCTTGCTGTAGGCACGATACAGTATGTAGTCTAGTATTGCGTTTGCAAAGCTGTCGTCTACAGAAATTACATCTGCCGTAGCTTGGTTTAGGAGCTGCGTTTCTGTTAGCTGGTGCCCCGCAGGTATCGCCGCATAAGACAACTCAAGCTGCGCCGCAGTAGTCGCTGGTGGGTACACCAGAAACTCTTTTGGTACGCGTGGGTCAAACATATAGTGTTGAACCGTAGCAACCTGCGCCTCGTCATACCATGTGCGGCGCTGCTCGTCCAGCATGCGTCGGTCTATCAAGCGAACTGCGCGCTTATCTGACGTAGCGGACACATTGCGTATAACCTCTACAAGTCTGGTGGCGTTTGTGATGCCAGTGGTCAGAACTTGCCGGGCACCCGCAGCGCACGTAAACGTTGCTGTCTGAGTATTGGCGTCCGGGCGCAGGTTTACTACTTCGCGGTACGAGTCATTCAGCCAGCCCTGCAACTCTACGACCGGCCAACGCACATTTGTAGTGTCTTGTAGCAGTGTCTGTACTTTGGATATAAGTTCTACAACTTTTACGGTGGCCATTATTTACCTCACTTGCCCAGAGCTTGGGTGTCGCCCAATTCTACAGCAGTAGTGATATTTATGGTGTCAATATCTAAGTCTGTTAGTGCTTTGGCTTTTGTTTTGCGGGCGCTCTTAACTTCCACAACGTCTACAACCTGAGAGTCAGCTTGGTTAAGCGCACGTCGGCCTTCGTCGGTAAGCGTAAGTTCACTGTCAACAAACATAGCAACAGTAGTAATTTGACCGTCCACCATAGCGCGTACTTTATTTGCGTTGTATGTGCCGTTTAATTTTTTAATAATTTCGTCGACTGTCATGTTATCTCCAAAGTAAAAAGGGGCCCCGAAGGGCCCCAGTTTATCAGGTTGCCGAGCCGACCTGAGCGACTACCATAGCTTCTGGCTTAACAGTCCTGCGACCGTACACAGCCAAACCACGGACGATGTCGCCGAAGTCTGTCTGGTTGCGCAAAGGCTCAGTCTTATTCACGGTCATGGCAAAAGACACAGCGGCCTTAGTACCAGCAACCATGGTGCGACGGGCTTTAGCGTCGGTAACAGCACCACCAGTAGATGGGTCGGTCAAGCCAGCAACCAAAGCTTTAGCAGCAGCACCGCGCGGCAACAAGTTAGACACGTAAACCGTGAAACGGTCGATCATGCCTACTTTGCCGGTGCGGATGGTGCTAGAGGCGTCGCCTGTGAAGTAGGCTTGGGCTAAGGTTGACTGCATCAACAGATGACGATCAAACGGGCTCATAACCAGCCAGCGGCCATCTTCGGGCACGTTCTGCTCGTCCAACACTGTAGACATGCGCAAAATAGCCTTCAGAACGTTCTCTGGGGTAGCTTGGTCAATTGGGGCAATATCAGTGCCTAAGTTGTAAGCAGCAGAGATAGCACCAGCGGTACCGCCTTCGTTAGCGGCTGAAGGGCCTTCGGTCACAAAGCTGTTAAAAAACACTTCGTTCTCGATGGAGATTTTCAACTGCTTGGCAGCGTCTTCAGTAAACATGTTCATCAAGTTCATGTCTGACTGGTAGGCCAACACGTCGTTAACTTGCACGCCGAAGTACTTGCCCTTGCTCACTTGCATATCTTGGAAGATAGGCGTTGGAACTTCATAGGTCAAGTTTGCACCAGCGACGTAGTCGCTAATGCTGATAGACGGTGCCAAACGAATACGGATGGTGTCGCCTTGGTTCTTCAGTTCACCTTCGTATTCGGTGTTGAAGATTTCTGACATCGTGGTGTTCTGGTAGAACTTAGAAAGTAACTTGCCAGACCACAATGTGGGGATGAAAGAACCTGAATACGAAGGATCCGTATTAAAGGGGGATTGGACAGGATATACTGCGGCCATTTAAAAAACTCCTAGTAGGGTTGGTTAACTCTGCATCAGGCGGTAACACGACCGTCTGTGAAAGCAGAATCGATTTCAGCTTCAAGTTTACGAGCCTCTTCCGGCTTGCCACTCGCACCCAAATTAGCTGCTTTTGCGAACATTTTTTCGATGTCCGTGTTCGTATAAATACGACCTTTTTGGCTAGCTACTTGGCCGCTGGCGGCTGCTTTCGTAGGTTGAATCTGACGCTCTAGCTCTTCGGCTTTCAGGTTAGCTGCGGGCGCGGCACTTTGTGTTGCTTTAAAAAGCTTCACGTAATGCGCTACACCTTCTGCGTCGCCTTGGCTGAACGCTTGTTGTGCGATAGTCTTTCGTGGGGCGCGTAAGAGTGGGTCTACTTCGTTCAGCCACTCAACCCACTTGGGGTCTGCGTTAACTGCATCGAAGTCAGGCACTGCACGATGCAGGCGCTGCTCAAACGAGGACTCGCTGATTTGTGTGCCGGTCTGGGTAAGCTGCTCGCGCAACTTCTCATTCTCAGCTCGCAGATCGTCGATGTCACCACGGAATTCCATCGCCACTTCGCGTGCAACTTTGCGCTGAACTTCAATAAGGTCAGCACCGAACGCTTGGACGTCTTCATCGGTAACCAGTTTCTCTAACTGCACGGGCTTAGTGGGTTCAGCTTTTTCGGTCTCTGCGGCTTTGCGGACTGCGTCCATCTCGGCTTTGAGTTCCTTCATCTGTCCGTGTAAGCGAGGCACTTCAGCGTCGTACATACCCTTCAAAGTTTTGTACCGTTGCTGCCATGTCTCTTCCTGCGTGTCAGGCTCCACTGGGGCTGGCTTTACTTCAACAGGTTTTGTTGGCGCAGCTTCCTGAGATTTCGGGTCTTCTGGCTCTGTCGGTGTGGTGTCGTCACCTGCGTCATCCGCGAGTGGCTTGTTTCCAGCTTCCAACTGCTTTTCGAGCGCCTCTAGCTCTTTCATCTGTGCTTCGACTTGTTTTGGCAATGCCATGAACGTTCCTTTTAGCTCCAACTCCGCCTAGGGCTCCTGCTTCGGTCTGCCTGTACGTAATGGTTTGCTTACGGTTTCAAAAAATGCGGTTACTTAAGCCGCTCATAAATCTCTGACGATTTTTCAACCGCTTCGAGAAAATCAAAAAGGGTTTCCGCCCGCCCTTGTAATCTGCTAATACGCGCTGGTTCTTCAGCGGAAATTAGAGCTGTCTTAGTTTCTTCGAGTCGAACTCGAAACATATCCAGCAGTGCTTCAGATTCCGGCAGCTTGCAGCGTTGAAGCGCTTGCATTTGCTGTCTGGTGGGCTTATTCCCTACAAAAATCTTCATACTTGGTTTATACCAGTGAAAAAATATAATGTCAACGACCGTTAGGACGTGGTGACATTATATTGCTTTCCCGCCCACCTACTTGCGAACCATCTGGCAACATATTGCGTGGAGCTGGCCCTTGTTGCATTCCGGGCTGCGCCCCCTGCTGCATCTGACCTGCCACCTGCTGTAGTTGCTGTTGTAACTGCGCAATTACTTGCTGTTGTTGCTGTATCGTGCTTATCTGCTGGCGGTCAGGGACAATTCGGTCTACGTTGCCATTTAAGTTACGCGCCGCGTCTCGCAACAATTCAGCAGTTCCGTCCATGCCAACAATCTGCTGGGCAACTGGGCTATTAAGTACCAGCATCATGAATTCGTTGCGGCGAACTGCTTCGGCTTCCTTAACTACTAGCGCTGACGCGCCGCGAGCTACAACGTTAATGTCGCCCTTAAGGTCATCGTCCTCTGAGTAGCGCATGTTGTCTTCGTACAAGCGCTCAATGGCTGGCGTGATGATGTTGTGGTCGATGTTGTTAATAACCTGCTTAATGCCCTTGCCCGCGTTGCTAATCAGCATGGACAGGCCGGAGGAGGTACGCGCAGCACCGGGTGTGTTTTCGCCGGACATATAGCGAGGCAGCATCGTGTCTTCGTCAGCGCGTGACGAGAACTTGTCAAACACAGCCATCAACTCGTTGGCGTTGCTGGTGGGCTGGAAAAACTGCACTGGGGCTGAGCTGTCAGCAATCTCTGACTGCGTAAACTGCCAGATTTTCCATGGGTGCATCTGTGTAATGTCCTCACCTACTGGGAGGCGAGACACGTTAACGCCGACTTGCGGGCCTGAGCTAATACCCATGTTGTTGGCGAGTGAGCGAGCAGCGGAGTTCACCATGCCCTGTGAGTCGCGGCACAAATCTGGCACGCCCTTACCCTCAATCTGGCCGGGTATGGTCTCGTAGGCCGTTACGTAGTACGGCTTGCGGCCCAGTGGCTCGTAGTTCAGAGCAGCGCGAATGACGGTATTGCCTATCAGCCACACCTCGCAGGGGTACGACAGCAGCGGGTCTGGTATGTCCTTCTCGGTCATGCCCCACTCAATCAGGAGCTTGCCTTCAACTGAGTCCCATAGCTGCAACGCATCTATCAGGTCAGTCGTAAACGTAGCTTCTGTAGTGTTCTTGCCCTCAGCCTGAGCCTTGGCCGTATCAGTCCACAACCACTCGTTCAAACCGCCTGTGCGGAACTCCGCAAGAATTGACCGAATGGCGTCGTCGTTGTAGCCCGGGACGCCGAGCAGACTCTGCAAAGACTCAGCGGTCATTTTGTGCCGCTCCATCACAAAGCCGTCTTGGATGTTGCTGGCCCAAGGTGCCCAGTACAGCATAAACGGGTCAACCCGCTCCCACTCGTTGCGAATAATCTCAGCTGACTGCAGCTTGCCGCCGACCCACTTCATGGTCTTGCGCTTGCGCTTGACCGGGCCTTTCATAACAGCGAACGGGAACGTTGCGATGTCTTCGATAAACTCGTTCAGCGCTTTGAACCAGCCGCCTTCAATGAGCTGGTCTTCCATTTTACGTTCCATGCGATCAACGCGAAGCTCCGCCTCTTCCTGCATGCGGCGCATCGTAGCGTCTTTCATGCGGCTGGCTATCTCGCGCAACTGTGACTCCGTCGGAACCTGCTGGCCCTGCGTCATCAGCGCTTCTAACTCCTGCGCCATCTGGCCCTGCAAATCCTGAACTACGAAGTCCGGCAGCGTTGGCTCTGGCGTAGCGTCTAGGCTCCACGCTTTGTCTTTTCCGGAGCCGGTGAGTGTGTCGCGCAGCCAGCTTGTAGCCGCACGGGCCTTGACTGAGGTGAGCTGGATATAAATCTCTGAGCCGCCCTGCGCTTTGATGGCGGATAGCACGTCAGGGTCATACTCACCATTGCGCTGACGCAGACACTGCAGCATGCGCTCTTCCAAGTCTCGCTTACCGTCCTTGGCGACTTCCCATCGTGAGCTTACGTGCGAACTCAACCCTTGGATAACCGGCGAGTTCTGCAGCTCCGCATTGCGCGCCTTAGCCTGCGCCTCAAGGTCTTTAGCGCTGGTGACGGGGATTAGTGCGAGTCCTGTGGCCATGGTGGCTCCGTATATGGTATTACTAAGATTTTAACCGCGAAGCGCCGTAGGTCAAGTGTAGCGGTATGGGGAGGCCACAACTTTACGACGCCCTCCCTGCAGCTCCACGCCGCGCACGTTCATGTCAATAACTGAATCGGCGTACTGGTTGGCGTCGTGGACGTGAGAAAACTGGTTCTTGTCTGGTTTGTCTTCCATCTCCCCGTTCTTTTTAATTTTGTACCGGTAGCCGTACTTAAAACCTTTTATGAGGTGTGTACAACGAGGGTCTACAAGGTACATCGCCTTACCCTCCAACTGTTGAACCAGCAAACGCTCCACTGCTTGAATACGTTTTTCTGGGTCGTTGGTCGGCGGTCGCACGCACTTAAATCCGGCTTGCTTAACCACATCCACCAGTGACATCTCGCCCTGCTGTTGTTTGGCGTACCCGGCTGGGTCTGGCGCACACACAAAAGAACACCCTTGAAAATTGTTCGCTATGTGCGGATTCAGCTTAGTTCGTATGAATGTCTCGATGCCCATGTTCTCTGACGTCAGCTCTGACAGCGTAACTACTCGCCCCCTTGGGTCACGCTGCTTAAACACTGCTGCTGGTGTACGCCCGAAGTCAAGGCCGATAATAACTGGGTAGTCCCCCGAGCGAATCACTTTCAACGGCTCCTCGGATATGTGAAACTCAGGCGTAAACGTCTTATCGTACACCGGCGTGCCGCTGAGACTGCGGCCATACTCCGAGCGCAGATACACGCGTAGCCAGTCTTCAGTCTTACCCGGGATTATGTTGGGGTAGTACTGCTTGGGCAGGTGGTTGTAGTTGTCGCAGTTCGGGTTAACTGTCCACTCCACGCCTTCTTTGTCTAAGAACACGCCGTCCGGCTCTTCGCCGAACATGTCTACGTACTTATCTGGCGTAACGATTGCCGCTGGCTGCTTGTACACCGCCCAGTTACTAGGCGGGTTTTCCATCTTGTCGTGCCACCAAGTGTCTTCGTCTGGCATGTTGGTATCAAACAACGCACATGACCGCGTCGGCCCGCCGTCTTTCATAGACGGGTACCGGTTCAGTCGGCCCAACAAGCCGTCAACAACATCTGGGTGCAGCTCTCGGCTCTCATTACCCCACAGGAACGTTGTCTCAAGCGACAGCGCCTTCCTAACGTCGTCTGGAGTATCCAGCGCGATAAACAGCCACTCCGATTCAACTACTGTGCCATCGCTGAGCTTCGCTTTTAGCAAAAAAGTCTTCTCAACGGCCTTCCAAATGCCCATTTCACCCGGCGGCAGCCAGTCGAATACCGTTTTTCTGGTCGTTAGCGCCAGCTGATCGGACGTGTTTCGCACGATTACAGCCCGTGTTTTGCGTATATTTCTGGCATTCGGGGCCTGCCCACAGGCTAATTTCACCAGTTCATGCACGCAAGTGACCGATTTACCCCCGCCAACTGGGCCAGCCAGCACGCGAACGTACGCTTCATTGGCCATATACCCGGCTTGGGTCTCTGTGGGGTCATACGTACTCATACGTTAAGCTCTTTCAGTGGCATATCAATGATAAGTGGCTCGTGCTGGGTTCCGCCGGACAGCGAAACTGTACCGCCGTTGATGATAATCGTAGGTAAATTGAGCTCTTGCTTCTCTTTTTCTTCTTTGGGCTCTAGGCCACCAACCTTAATTAAGGTTTTCAGGACGTCGTGCTTCTGGTTTAGGCTGGCGTTACTCCCTGCGGCCTGCATGTACACCTGATCTAGCAAATCACCGGCCATCCAAGCTGCTTTTGCTTTGAATGTTACGCCGTCACGATCAAACTCTGCTCGTTTCGCTGCCACGCGTAGTTGAAACCACTTCTGACCATTCAGCTCGTTGAACTGCTCTACTGACATTCCGTGGCGTGATGCCACGATGACGTCGTCTTCCATACCCAGCGCAATGCTGGCGATCATCTCGTCGCTTACTTTGGGAAACGAGACAGTTCTTGGGCGTAGGTCTAGTGGCTCATCGCCAATATCAATATCTTCAAGCGCCATTTGCCGCCTCAGCGCGTCTTACTGCTGCCAAGTACTTCTCGCACGCTACTCGTACAACTTCCGCAGCTGCTACATCGTTCTTGGCAGCGCAAGCTTTTATATCTTCTAGTAGGTCGTTGGGTAGAAATACATTCCACCGCTTCATGTCTTTGCTCATGAGGCAATCCTTACGTGTGTATGTACATATTCTATATCTTTTTTCTAAAACGCGGTGCTTTTTGGGGTGGGGGGTGCTGCGGGGCAGGGTGTGTATGCGGTTACGTGTGTATGTTCTTAATTTTTCAGCCCGCTATGTGACTGCCTCGTAAGGAGGGTGGGGGCGGGGGGGTGGGGCTGGGGGGCCTGTGGGGGGCGGTCGAGTAGCAAGCCCGCATAGAGTGTAGGGCTTGGTGAGTAGCAAGCCCGCATAGAGTGTAGAGAGTATCGCCTCTCTAGCTACCAATAATGTTAATTGCTTTTTGAAGTGACAGCACTACGGGATTGTCACAGTTGCGCTACGGCGTGACATTCAAAGCATGGGTAATGAGCTAGGTAGTAGTAGTGTATTTAAAAATTCAGTTATCAGTATAGGTGAAATTTACAACTTCATCATGGTGCAGTGTTAGAATAATGGCGCACCTGACATGAATACTTTATCAGTAATGAAATAGGTAACGTGTAGGAATAATGTATTAACTTGGTTATGCTCTGTGCATTGGCGCGCATCATATAGGGTTCTTAAAATAATTCCAGCGTCTATAGTAGTTCCGTATAAAGTCCCTCCGCACAGCATAAAAAGTTTGTATGTGTGAATGCCCAATGGAAAGACATTGGCGGGCAAAGTGTTAGCCCTAATGAACACGAGCGTAATAATCCGGCGGTACGCGGTACAGAAAACCCGCCTAAACAATTTTCCTAGTCCATGAATTTATGAGATTCGTGGGCTTAATTGTGTGTATTGATTCGCAGTGCATACATAAAGCCTAAACTATATTGGAAAATTATCATGTCACAAATAACTGAATTCGCACCCGCAATTATCACTGTATCTGGTGCAACCAAATTAGAAAAACAATTAAGCGTAGTTAACTACGCAAGCCCATCTACCAGAATGGCCTTGGCCAATGCAACTGGCAAAATGGGTATCGCCGCCCGTAATGGAATTGCAAATGGCGGTTTGAATGGTATAGCCAAGCAGTCTAGTATGGGTAACTACAAACCCGCCGCTGAGTACTTTGCCGCCCGCCTTGGTCAAGGGTTCGTAATATCGAGCCGCAGTACGTTCGAGTCGCTTGCCGACCAAATGGAAGCCCGTATTATGCAAGCTAAGTCCGCCAAGAATGGCGGCTATGTAACTGACAAAAAGACCGGCGGCCAAAAGCCAAGTGCCGCCCACGCCTTAGCCCTTGAGTTGAAGGCCATCTCGGTTGAGTTGGTATCAGTTGCGGCTGACTTTGCCATGCAGGGTCGCGAAACCCGCACCGCTATCACTGCGTGAGCTTAAGAACCCAAGTACTACACGCTTATCAAAATGGACGTGTTCTATTAAGTACTGCTTTTTGCAGTGCGTGTAGTACTTTCTTAGGGGCATGTCGGATTTGTAGTACTACATTCAGCGCACCCCAAAATTGGCTGAATAGATTGACTAAATCCCAAGGCTCATAAGTGCTTGTTTTTAAAGGCTTTCTTATGTATCTATCTATCTATTTAGACAATAAGACAATAAGACAGTAGAAACAGGCCCCTCGTAAGATTTTGGCACCCTGTCTGGGCTTAAGAATTTCGCCCGCAAAATCCGCTTCATAAAAACAGCTCCCCAAAATCCCCCTGCCTGTATTCCTCGCTGACTAAATACAAACTTTTGGCAGTTTTCACCCACAAAAACAAAAAAATATCATTAGCTTTTCAACGACTTAGCGCGCACACCTAACCTCATTTCAATTCAGCGCACCACTGACTAAATACACCCCACTTTCTGACTAAATACAAAATCTCAGGCCATACACACCCGTCAGACCCCCTCACCCCTTCAACCAACCGGAGTCACACTCATGGAAAACCACGAAGAACCCAACACAATCACTGTCGAAGCCCGCACCATCTACGGCGCAGTCAAATACTACCCAATATCAGAGCACGCCAAAATCATGGCCAAGTTGGTAGGAACAAAGACCCTCACCGACACCCACATCATGTACATCAAACTACTCGGCTACGTGATACGAGTCAAGCAAACCCAACCCGAAACACTGTAACCGAGTGCGCCAGCACTCATGGAGCACTCACCGTGACAACACACCAAGACCAGCGAAACAGGGACAACAAACTGTTCGCACTACTGACCTACATCATACTAATAGTATCCGGCGTTGTTGCGCTGGCAACATACTTCGACGTATTAACCAAGTAAGGAGAAACGACATGACCGAATCACGCAAAGTAAACCTGAACATGAACGCTGTGGATATTACAAACGTAATTGGAAACACAAACCGAGCCGAATTCGAAAAGGCAATTGGCTACTTATCTACATGGAATCTAACATTCCCAGAGGTAAACATATTCTCCGATAGCAAGGACGAATTGACGGCGGTGTATATAACCGCTGAAGGCGAGCGAGGATACGTAATTGGTGCAGTATGGCACGAAGACCACTACGGATTCCACAGTTAAAACCAACCAACCGAAACATTGGAGATGACATGAAAAACTACGCCGTAGAACTGAAGCGCACATCGTATGTGACGATAGTCGTAGAGGCCAACACACAAGAGGAGGCCGAAGATTTGGCATGGGAGGAACTAGAGTCAGGCGAATCCTATGGCATTTCAGACGACGCCGACTGGCAAGTAAACAGTATTGACATAACCGACTAAGGAGACGACATGACACAAGTAGTAGTTAGCAAAGAACTATTGGAGCGGGTAATCAACTACCTGCAGGACGCCGAAGAAACCCACTACGAGGAGACCATAGACACCTACGGCGTTGACTCGGACGAAGTCAACGGGCACATATACGAGACCTGCCGCATCCTGCGGTGCGAATTGGGAGAAACAGAATGACAAACGAGCAACTAAAACAAGCCCAATACATCGCAGAGTACATACAAGAGGAGTTGGGCAGGGGTGTAAGCCCTAGTGACATAGGCGCATGGCTGATAGCCGATGCGATGGACGCCTATGAGGGCGGAGCCGCTGGCACAGTACCGCCCTGAAATCCTGTCTGGCTACACGCAGTCAGACGTTGATGAACCGATAGAACCGCTTAATCATTAAACCTTTGGAGAACTCAGATGAAATTCGCATTTATCCCAAAAGCCCAATACAGCATCGGGCAAATCATCGAAGTGCATGGCAAGCCCATGCGAGTAGAAAGCTACACCCACACAGGCAAGAACGTCACAGTTCACACGCTTGAGGGCGCACCACGTTTTGAGCGCATTGTGTGCATATGCACCGATGCCCAACCAATTCAAGCGGAGATGACATGAACGGATACATTGCTTTTTACAACGGCAAGCAAATCGAGGTATATGCCGACACCTCCTATGAAGCACAAAAAACAGCCATTGCTCAACTACGGCCACCGAAGTCCAAGCAGCACATGGTCACAGTGGTGTTGGCCGAGAAAAACGGCCAACAGGTAACTCACTCGACGGAGGGAATATGAGCCGCACAACCTAGGAGAAACGACATGAACACGCTAACCAGAATTACTTTACTTGTCTACGCAGTTGCCATAGTGGTACTTGCACTGGACATGTTTGTATGGCGACCGTAAGCCGCCTGTCAGCTTACACAATAACAATGAACCCTGTAAGTAAATATAGAACACATAACAACCAAAGGAAACCATCATGAAATATCAGAACATCAAAACATCCATCATCGAACAGTTCAAGGCCCCACGCGGTAACGTGGTCGTGCCGTTTATCCTAGGTGCGCCCGGCGGCGGTAAGTCAGCCTGCGCCCGTGAAGTAATCGCCTCGCTGGACATACCGCCGGAGCGAGTAGTAGAGTTCACCGCATCACTGCGCGACCCAGTGGACGTAATGGGCACGCCCAGTAACAAGGGTGAGTTCACACGCTGGACGCCACCCGAGGAGTTCTACAACCTGCGCAGTGGAGTAGGAAAATCAGCACTCATTCTGGAGGAATTATCTGACGCGCCTGTCCCCATGCAGAACGCGCTGTGCAGTGTGATTTACGACCGCCGCGCTGGTAACTTGCAGTTGTCCGACCAGCTGTTCATCATCGCCACAGGTAACCGCACCGAGGACAAGTCAGGAGCCAACCGGATAACCAGCAAGCTGGCAGGGCGTACACGACGATTTGACTTCTCGGAGAACATCGACGACTGGACAGTGTGGGCGCTGGATAACGACATTGACCCAGTACTGATTCAGTTCCTACGCTTCCGACCCGGGCTGTTGTCTGACTTCGACGCCAACCGCTTCGCCAACCCCACGCCTCGTACATGGGAGCGGGTTAACCTGATTCCTGAGTCACTGGCTAAAGACTTGTTCTACGACAACGTAGCTGGCGAGGTAGGTGAGGGCGCAGCCGCTGAGTACACAGGGTTCCGCAAGATATACGCTTCGCTCCCAGACGTTGATTCTGTATTGTTGTCGCCAGATACAGCAGAAGTTCCGACTGACCCAGCTACGCTGTTCGCCCTGACTGGTGCACTGGCTAACAAGGCCACCAAGGACAACTTCGACCGAGTTACTAAATACACAGCCCGCTTGCCGCGTGAGTTCGATGTGATGTGTACCAAGGACGCGATTCGTAAAACACCAGATGTACGCCGCACCCGCAGCTTTATCGAGTGGGCCTCACGTAACGCAGAAGTATTGATGTAACAACCTACACACTAAAGGATAACTAACCATGACAACACATACCAAACTAGCAGACAAGGCCATGCTTGTGAAGCTCACTACACGTAGAGTCTCATTGACCAAGCGCGATGAGTACCTTACGCGAACCTTACAAACACAAGAGAATGACAAGTCTCTGACTGTACTGACCAAGTTGTTCAAGCAGCCCGCCTCACCAGTTCGCCAAATCATGGCGGCGTACAACGAGGTGTACCAGTACCACAAGACCAACACACTACCGTATATAGATGGAGGCCCCCGACTGCTGCCTTCGGAGCGGTATATAAACTACACCGAGGAGATGCGACACCTAATAGCTAAGGCAGACAAGCTACTGGACGCCTACATGCCGCAGTACACCAGCTTAGTAGACGACGACGTGGCGTACCGTAACAGTTCTACGTTCACAGGGCGGGTAAGGGCTAGCTCCCTTGATTACCCATTGGCGCAGGAGTTTGCACAATCAATGTCAATTGACCTACGCTTTCAGCCCATGCCTTGCGAGTCACACTTTTTGTTTGACTTGTCCGAAGACGACCTAGCATCGTTCCGCCGCTCGGAGGAAGAGGCCGCACTGATGGCCAACACCGATACGCTACAGCGCATGCTCAAGCCGATCAAGACACTGGTAGACAGGCTGGCCGAGTACCGAGGTGAGAAGGGCGAGCGCTTCCACAACAGTCTGGTAGAGAACGTAATCGACGGGTGTAAGTTAGCCCGCCAGCTGTCACTGTCCCCCACGCCTGAGTTGTTGGCTGAGATTGCCTTGTTGGAGGACGTAGCCAAGGGTTACTTAGATAACGTGGAGATTATCAAGGGAAGTGCGCATGCCAGAGAGCAAGCTCGCAGTAAGTTAGCGGAAGTAGCATCAAAGATGTCAATGTTTTCATAAGGAGAATTCACCATGGCAGTAACCAAGTTAGACCGCGCCAAAGTATCGGTTGTGTCACAGCATCCGTTCTTCGCATCCATACTCATGAAGCGCAAGCTCATCGAGGACAACACCATCAAGACCGCCGCAGTCGATCAGCGCGGGCAGATTTACTACAACCCAGAGTTCGTAGAGAGCCTGTCGGTCGATCAGCTAGTGTTCGTACTGTGCCATGAGGTAGGTCACGTTATCGGTCAGCACTCGCTACGTCGCGGCACCCGCCAAGCCAAGCGCTGGAACACAGCCGGTGACGCATGGATTAACGACATGCTCAAGGCAGCGGACATCGGCGAGTTCGTCGACGGTTGCGTAGACATGCCCGGCTCCAAAGACCGCACGGTAGACGCTATCTACGACGGGTTACCAGATCAGCCAGACGGTAGCGGCTCAGGCCCCGGCGGTATCGGTGATGACATCATAGAGCGAGGCGACCCCCTCAGTTCCGAGGAGGCATCGCAGATCGACGCTGAGACTCGTGTGGAAGTAGCACAAGCAGCACAGGCTGCCAAAGCACAGGGAAAGATGACGGCTGGCCTAGACAAAATTGTGACTGAGCTACTGGATGTGCGGGTGCCTTGGTACGACGTACTAGAGCGCTACATGATTGCATTCACCAAGGGTGACTACTCATGGGCACGACCTAACCGCAGGTTTACTGATGTGTACCTGCCTAGCGTTGGCAAGATAGCGACCATGGGAGAGTTCGTACTGCAGGTCGATGTGTCCGGCTCGATCACAAAGCGCGAGTTAGATTACTACAACAGCCACATGACTCGTATAGTAGAGCAGTGTTCGCCGGAGCGAGTTCACGTCTTGTACACAGACTCAAGTGTTGTAAAGCACGTAGTGTTTGAGCAGGGCGAGGAGTTCGCACTGGAGTTCTACAGCGGCGGGGGCACTGACATGGAGTCAGGCTTCGACTACCTAGACAAGGAGGGGATTTCACCGGAAGTATTCGTGTGTCTCACTGACGGCTACACGGACTTCAACACGTCGAAAGCCCCGACTTACCCCGTTGTCTGGTGTATTTCCAGCGACATCGAAGCGCCATACGGCGACAACATTCACTTTTCTTTGGAGTAAAAAATGGCTACTGAACAATCACTTACAACGCAACTAAACGACCTAGTAAAAACATACGATCAGCTAATAGCTCAGTGCTACGTAGCACTTCGCGAAGACGCACCGCAAGAGGAGCGTGACGCACTTCGAGATGCGATCAAGCCGGAAACCAAGTAACAACTAAGGAGAACCTACCATGGCAACAGTAAAAATTACAAAAGAACTTACTAAAAGAACCGAAGGCATAGTAAATACCATGCGAGAAAAAGAGTTACTTAGTTTGTTTTTAGAAAAAGATTTCAAAGTATCTGGGGTAGACGCCAGTGATCTGTACAACAGAATAGCGTGGGGCACTGACAAAATGCACCTCATTAAAGAGATGCCAGATGGTTGGATACGTAGAGTAGAGATCAGCGACATCCTCGTTACGGATGAGGCTGGCGATGATTCTGGCGTACTGCAACTGCACAGCATAAGTCTTTTCGATATGCGCAGCGCTTTTATTCGTCCGACAGCGGAAAGATACGGAGGCCAAATCCCCAAAATTACAGTAGCCGAGTTAGCTGAGATACCTGACCACATCATTGGAGTAGCGGAGTTACGGCAAGCTGTAAAAAACTGCGAGGCTAGGTTGAGCATACGTAAAAGGTGGGAGGGAGTAAGTACTAAGGTGTCGGAGTTCTTAGCAAAGTGCTCAACGCTCAACGAGGCTGTAAAAATTTACCCAGCGGTTCGCATGTACATACACGTAAGCGACCTAGAAAGACTCGACCGAAAGGTAGACAAGTCAGCTAAGAGTAAGGAAGTTATTGAGAATATAGACTTCGATGCGCTTACTGCAGCAGCAGTGGCGAGCAAAATATCTTGATTAGGAGAACACTATGACAGCACTTAAAGAAGCCCTTACTGGGGCTATCGGCACTTGGAAATTTGACGACAGCGGTGACGTGGAATCGACAGCCGAGATAGAAAAAACAGCACTCACAAACACTGAGTACATGTTCAACATGATTAGGGCCCATGGCAGTATGACTGGCGTTGATGCGCGCGACGAACTAGAAGCTCGCGGAATTAAGTGGGCTAAAGACTCATCTGCAGTTTTAGGTCAGTTGGCTAGGCGAGGGCTAATGTCCAGTGCCAAGGCGAATACCATCTACGGCTACGCCACGAACAGATACGCCTGCTTATACCCAGAGTATCACCGCTCAGTAAAGGTCGCTAAGAAGAGCAGGGCAAAGCTCACAGCTCCGCAGGCACTTACACCTACAGCATCTAAGCGAGAGGCTATGTTCAAAATGGACTTTACTACGCCAGCCGCAGAGATTGTGGAACACCTAACGCTACGCCAAGCCCGGGCCGTGTACGACGAGTTGGCCGCTGTGTTTGGAAAGGACTGAGCCATGACCGCACCGGAAGAGTTAAGCCGCTTACCATTTAACACTGGCAAAGTAGTCATCGGTAGCAAGTACGTCGTGCCAGTCAGAGGTGTAGAGATGAGCACCACAGAGTTACGCATACAACGTGCCCTGCTTGGTAAACCAATGACGTTTATGGAGCGTATTAGATATTGGTTTGACAATGCGTAAGCGCAGCAGCTACAGGCCCAAGGGCGTGCGCCTTAATCCCATGGAGTATGTCATTGAGAGTCTGACTCCGGTGGCGGCGCACGGCTCCATACTTATTGACTTAAAGCTAAAGAACCACGCAGCATTGGCCACGACGACTCAGGGAAGGGCCGACCGCAAGACCATTGACGTGCTGATTGCCGCTTTAAACATGACGGAGACGCTGTACAAGAAAGGCTTTGGTGACGTTGAGGAGCACGGCCCGCTGGTTAAGGCTGGCATGCAGGCGTTGCGCTCGCTTGGTGCGCGTGGCGCGGACACTGGGAAGTTCATCATGAAGTCCGAGGAGATGGCGGCGCTGAACGAGGCAATGGAGTTGCACGACGCGCAGCTGGAGGTGATAACGGTGAAGGACATGGAGAATGCCCTGCACCATATTTACGAGACCATTAAACACAAACGTGCCACGCCTATTGTGGCCAAGGAGAAAGTGAAATGACACGAGAAGAAATGATGACAGACGGTACGCAGTACTGCTGCTACTGCGGGTGCGAGGTAAATGCACGGTTCCAATGCTGTGGTGAGAACCACTTTCAAACATTTGCCGAGATGCGCCCTGATGAGCAGGACGAGTTTTTGGACAACGAGGAGTAAGACATGACACCTTTGATTAGGGAAATGGTCAGCCTTGTAGTTGATGCTGGCCTTGACCCAACTCAAACGCATTGGTTTGATTTGACGGGCGTGATTAAAACCCCCCACGTTGCCGCAGACCCCAAGCGGTATTTATTGCATCCAGCACCGTACAAAAAAGTAATGTTGTGTGCCCACACAGCGCACGGAGACTTTTTGTTGTTGATAATTACAGAGCCTGCCGCGACCATAGTAACGGGTTGGATACTAAAGACGACGGGGTATAAATCCCTCGGGTCATTTTTGTTTGCTGAATATAATGGCGAGCCAAAAGTGGGGCCGGTTGATAAACCCATTGACTCGCAAGACCTAGCAATGATGACCCGAATTGTTGCTATGTTTTATGCGTCACTGGACACTAGGACTGAAGCGTTTGTACCAACGGTAAGGAATACATTCACAAACCGCAGAAAGGTCCAACAAGGCAAGTTGCCGAGCTATGACTGGCATACAGTTGTAATAGAGCCCTCCAAGCCCCAGCAGGAACACCAAGGCGGCACGCACGCAAGCCCACGCAGGCATCAAGCCAGAGGTCATTGGAGAACCTATAAGTCTGGGAAGAAGGGGTGGGTTAAAGAGAATTGGAGAGGTGATGCATCTAAAGGCACGGTTTTTAAAGATTATTTCTTAAAGGAGAAGAACACATGACCATCGACAACACCACGGGTAAAGATAAAGAGTTTTACGAACTTGGTCAAAGAATGTTTGATAGGTTAAAACCACTCAAGCCCATCAAACCGTACTTTGACACCATCCAAGAAGATATTGACTTGCTGTACCAAGTAAGCAGTGCAGACATTGAAGCGTTGGAAGACGCAAAGATTACGCTGAATGTCATCAAAGAAGTAGAACCCGGCGTTTACGACGAAATCATTGATTCGTCTTTGTTGTTGATAGACAAAGCATTAGGTATGAGCTACGGCGACGCGATGGAACGAGTTGCAATCAGAGCAGGGAGTAAGACATGACCCGCGATGACATTATTCGCATGGCAAAAAAGGCGGAGCTTCACTGCCACATAAATATAGAAGAACACAGCTTGGCTATTGAGGACTTGGAGCATTTTGCCGCCCTTGTCAGAAACGACTACAGCAACAAGGCTTGGGTTGGGCTAACACCGGAAGATTACGACTCAATGCGTCCCCGTGTTCCATATGTCGTCAATGACTTTACATTTGCTGATGTTGCAGCAATTGTTGAGGACAAACTAAAGGAGAAGAACAATGGCTAAGCTAATCGACTTCCCCCTTGGCATTAACGAGGGCGAGACGCGCCTAGACCTTGACCCCGACGCGGTGCTGACTGGTGCAGTAGGACTGCTAAAAGAGGTGGTGATTGTTGGTTATGAAGCTGACGGCTCATTGTATTTTGCAAGCACCCGCGCCAATGGGCCTGATGTGCTGTGGCTATTGAAACAGGCTGAGCAGAGACTCTTGGCTATTGAACGGGAGATGAGAACATGACTACGACGATTGAGTTTAAGGCTTGGCTAGACAGTCCTCTGACAAAGGCGATGAAGCAAAACCACAAGGAGGCAGTGTTGGCTGAACGAGACGCGTGTGCCAAGGTGTGTGACGACATTGACGCTGAATACGACGGCGAGGATGTGCTGGCGACTTGGTGTGCCAAAGCCATTCGCGCAAGAGGCAGTGTTTAAGTTACTACTGGCTTTGTTGATGCTACCAACATCAGTAATGGCCGTGCCGTACAGTAAGCAGGCAAAATGCTTGGCTGACAATCTGCACTACGAAGCACGTGGCGAA